CGGCCCACCGATACATTTGCGAGGAATTTCCTCACAAACATCGGATTTTGAGCACTCACTAGATACGTAGAACGCATCATCACCCAGTTTAACGACATATGGTAGGTCAGTATCGGCAAAAAGAATAAACTAAGTACCCCAAAGAATGGGGAGATTAGGTAATGCAATGGCAGTGACGGCAAGAATTCCTGATCCGGTAGGGACCATAGACGTACCAAACACCATGGAAGCTTGAACATTTGCTGGAGCAGTAATAAGATAAACTTGAGCATCTTGATTTCCCGCAACAGCTGTGCCAAGCCAACTACCCAAAAGGATACTATTGCTGGTTTGATGCAAATTATTCAAGGCAACACTATACCCTCCATAAGTGAGGGAGGCCGAAAAGGCAACGTCAACAAAGACGTAACCACTAAAGCCAAGTGGGAAAGTAATAGTATTACCAGAATATGTCAAATTGATGGTACTAGCAACGCTATTTTGAACACCTCCAAACAGATTAGTGTTTGTCCAGGTAGCAGCAATACCATAAGTGGCAGCACTACCGGGAGCAGCAACAGTGCTGCCAAGTTGTGGCTTTGATAGTTCAACATCATAAGAGACCCAAAGTTCTCCTACCACATTAGTTTGACCTGATTGCCCACCGCTAGTGGCGACAGACAACGAACAAAGATCAAACAACTTAATATCACCAGTAACAGCACCTGTACGAACATATTGACGAGGCAAAATAGTTTCAACAGGTGAGCACTCAACAGGAAGTATGACACTTGCAGAAGGCACAGTGTCAACAGACCACATTTCGTTGAGGAGCTGGGTCTTATTAGTGAATGAACTAGCATCAGCACGGTACTGCGCAGCGAGCATAACACTACCCAAGGCAGTGTTAGACCCAGAAGCAAGCGCTGTAGCACTAGTAGTTTTAAATTCAAAAACGAGACCTTTAAACGAATATTCCTGAAAATTCTGCGCTACCGCAGAAAGATAAGGAAATGATGATGCTAATCCTGGATTAACAGCGATATTAGTGAGAGTAAAAGCAGCACCGTTCATTGAAACATCTGAGATGTACTCGCGATGGCGAATACGGACAGCTTCATTAGAACTATGCATAATTGGGACTTGAGACGTAGCATTCCAACAAGAATTCGTCATGGTGTAAGAGCCAGATCCGAAAATCTTGGGAAACCCAAAGAAGTTAGAGGCAAGGTTGCCACCTTTCAGCAGCAACCTGCCCAGGTCAGTAACTTGACTTTGGGGTTGATTCATGTTTGATAACATGCGGGTGATCTGAGCAAGCTCAGAATTCGATTTTGATTGTGAAGTCTTCTTGGACTTCTTAGTTTTAATTCTTCTTTTTGGTGGCATGTATTGGATCCCTCGCCACAAGAGACTGTTCATCGTGTGAAACCATAAATGGAAACCCGTGCAGTCGTTCGACATTCCGCTATTAAGCTTAGTAGTAAAACATGTTTCAGATTGGGCGGTACCACATATGTGGCCCTACCATGAAAACATATCGAACGGGTACGTAAATATTTACTGGCAAATTGGCGGCGCCTAAAGGCCTTCCAACTACCAAACGTTTTGGGTAATCACAACACACAACCCAATGGTTAGCAACCACCCCACCCTTTATACGTCTGGTGCGACGTTTCATGATACGTTAGAAAGGTAGTGTTAGCCACCTCTCAACATCAGGATCGTTAAAACCCAATATTGAGCGTGTGCTATAAGACTTTTCAATACTCAACTGTTCCTCTGGAGAGATACCGAAAGCCCAATAGAAAGAAGCTCGGGATTGTTCACTCGGTTCACCATGTGAACGAGAGCAACCCTCAGCCATCTTTCGAACGCCCCAACCCCAAACATTACTAAGAGGTTGGGCTTTGCGTCCAACGGAAGACCGCAAGTACATACTATAAAAACTATCCCAAACTGGAAGTGATCCAGCAAGGGCAATGCCTCCAGTACCTACGGCCTTAATCCAACCCAAGAACTCAACTGGTCGGTAATACGGGTGCATACAAGTGGCATCTTTAGAGATAGCCACTCGCGGGTCACGCACCATAGTGTAGTCAAATGCCCCTGGCCCAACAAAAACAGGTTGAGCCTGACAAAAGGAAATTTGCTCAAAGGTGTAGACAGGCTCTTCAATTACCATTGTAAAGCCCATCTCTCGAAACCACCTAGGAGCAGACGCACGAAACTTTTGGTATTCGTGTGACTCCATAATAACAACACAATCATCACCGTTATTGACCAACTCAATCACAATGGATAGCTCAGCAGCATAACTATTAACCATAGCGCACATAATCAAACATGCACCAAGACTAGTATTCATATCACCACTGGCCCGAACTCCATTTGTTGTATACTCAACTTCGCCATCACCAACTCGTCCAAAACATTTATTGGATAATTGCTGATGTGTAAGACTTCGAAGTCGATCCTTGTGCTTCTGTTGCCAAAAACACAAATCATACACTGAGTGCTCCCACATCAATGCATCTTTCGACACATGCTGATCAAAACGGGACGCATCCATACCAACCGCAACAGGCTTCTTAAAAACATTCCACTTTCGTGAAATGGCAGAAGCAACTTGGGTCGCA